TTAGAGCGCGAGGCGCGTCGTCGAGCCGAGGACGCCGTAGGTGGCGTCGCCGAGGATCCATACGGCGGTCGTGTCGGCGGGCGACGTGGTGAACGACGTCTCCCACGAGCGCGCGTCAATCTTCTCGCTGACGCCCTCGACGAACAGTTGCAGCGAGGTCGTCGGGGCCGGCGAGCGCAGCCCCGACACGTCGCAGCGGGTGCCTATGTCGGCGGCCATGATGTCGTCGTCGATGCCCGCCGTCGTGGTGGTGAGCATGTCGAACGACAGGCCCGCGATCCGCGGAGTCGGGAACGCGTTGCGGTTAGCGACGTTCGTGGCGATGTTGCCGGCGAGGGTGTCGCTGTCGACGATCAGGTCAAGCGACGACGTGTACGTGCCGAACGCCTCGAGGCTGTCCTCGTTGACCACCCGCTGCGATGCGCCCTGGTAACGGGTCACCGTGACGTCGTTCACGAGGAACTGGTCGGACAGGCTCAGCGTCAGCTCGCTTGTACCGAGGTCGCCCTCAGCGTCGGCAGTGACGTCCGCCGTCGAGTTGTAACGGTGCGCGCGACCATGGAAGGTCACACGCCCGTCGCCAGCCGCGAACACGACCCCGCGCTCAGAGTCGGCGACAGCCTGCACGCCGTCGAGCGCCCCCGCGCCAGCGGTCGCCTGCGGGCCGATGGTGCTCGACCCGGTCTCGGCGTTGATGAGCCCGGCGGGGAGGCGGTAGCCCAGGATCCGCTCGGCGCGTGCGCCGGACAGTTCGCCCGCGAACCCGGTCATGCCCGCTTCGTAGTGCTCGAGCAGGCGGGTTGCGCCGACGTCGGCGATGGTGACGGCAACGTGCGAGACGGTGCCGGTAAGCAGGTTCCCTGAGGGGTCGCCGCCGACGTACAGCGACTTCCACCCGTAGAGCAGCCCGGTCGACTGCGTCCACGTCGTCGTGCCGACGCTGACGCCGTTGATGTACAGCGTCATCGTGGCAGTCGTCGCAGCGACGGAGATCGTGACGGCGACGTGCTTCGTGCCGCCCGTGACGTTCGACGCGGACGTGATGGTGCCCGACGTGATCGCGTAGGGGTCGGAGAAGTTCGCGACCAGCTTTGACGCCGCCGAAACTTCGAGGGTGACGAACACGCCGTAGGGGTCGGCGAGCTTGGCGATGGTCTGCACTGCCGCCGTCGAGGTGTTCACGAAGCACTCGAAAGTCAGAGCGCCGCTCACTCCACCGACGGTGAACCGCGAGGTCGACGTGCCCTCGAGGTAGAGCCCCTGGGTGGTGGACGCCGGCGCGAACACGGCTGCCGACAGCCCGTCGTAGCCGGGGCCGGTTCCGGTGCCGAAGGTGAGGGTGCCGCCGGAGCCTCGCTGCGTTGCGGTCAGGATCGGCGCTACAGATGACTTGGCGATAGACCCGGCGGTAGTCGACCCCTCACCCTCGGAAAGCGGGTAGTAGCCCACGGGGTCCTCGAGCAGCACCTCCTCCTCGAGCATGGACGCGAGAAGGTTCGTGTCCCCGAGGAGCCGGGTGATGTCGGACGCCTCGACGACGGTCTGCCCGCCGTTGTCGTCGAACACGGGGTCGAGGCTGGTGATGACGCCGTCGAACCGCCCGTAGATGGGGGGTGCGCTTGTGGTGAAGGTGACGGGCACGTCGCCCTCATCGAGCTGTACGCCGTCGACGACGACGGTCTGCCCGGCGGTGGCGGCACCGGAGTTGACGATGCCAAACCGCAGCGTGTTCGCCGTCGCCACGAACGTGCCGGCGATGCGCTGGAAGGAACCCGTCGTGCTTGAGGTGGTCGAGAAGCCGACGGGCGACGTGACCGTGACGACGCCGAACAGTTCGCCGATGCGGACGGCTGGGTTTGACGCGGGCACCCGGACGTAGGCGCTGATCGTGTACTGCCGTCCGATGACCAGGGACTCGACGAGTCCGGCTGCGGTCAACTGCGCAGCGGAGCCGTTAGCGGCTGCGGTCGGCCAGGTGATGAGCAGTGCGCGTGTACCGAACTGCGCGAACGTCACAGTGTTCGCGACGGTGCAGGCGGTGAAGCCGAGCGGGTTGCCCGCCCAGCTGCCGACGGTTGCACCCTCGAACGATGCCGACTCGGCTGTGATGTAGTTCGCCGACCCGGTGCCCGTGCGCGCGCGCAGGCGGATGCGCTTGCCGAGGGTCACGTCGGGGTACAGCGACGACGACGCACGCGCGGGCGTGTACTCGCCGTCATCGTTGCGCAGGGTCAACGTCATGTTGCCCGGCGAGACGGTGCCCTGCTCGTCGGAGCGGCCACGGTTCCACGAGATCCCGGCGACCATGTCGACGTCGTCGGTCACATCGGCCCACGCCGGCGACGCCGTCAGCGGGTTCGTCGTCGTCCACGCGACCTCCACCCGCGGCGACGAGTGCGACGTGAGCACCATTGGTTAGCCCAATCCGAGAGGTCGGCGGATGGAGTTGCGGTAGTCGACGAGGGTTTCGGCGAGCACCTTGCCGTTCGCCAGGACGAGCTGAACGACCATCGGCTTGTCGGCGCTGCGGTAGCGGTCGAGGGGCACGACAGCCTCCGGCCCGGCCTCGCCGATCATCGCGAGGGTGGGGCCAGTGACGACACCGCCCTTGGCGAGCATGGGGATGTTCGGCGTGTCGAGGCGCATCCCGCCGACGTCCCCGATGCCGGGGATGCTCACGCTCGGCAGGCTGAACGACAGGTTGTTCCAGCGCGCGATGATCCAGTTGATCGCACCGCGGAACGAGTTCTTGATGCCGTCCCACATGCCGCGCGCCGCCGTCGCGATGCGGCCCGGCAGCGACTTCACGAACTCGACTACGGCGAGGAACTTCGTGCGGATGGACAGCACGACCTCGCGGACCTTGTCGCTGATCCGCGAGATGACCGTGATCCACTTGACGATCGCAGGGACGAGTTTGCCGATGATCCACGACACGGCGACCGCGACGATGCCGATGAGCGCACCGATGAACTTGAGCCAAAGCTGGATGTACGGCAGCGCCTTCTGGATCGCGGGCGACAGCGTCGTCGCCCAGAACTCGGCGAGCGCCTCGATCGCGGGCTGCAAGTTCTCCGCGACGATGGCCGCGACCTTCTGAATCGCAGGCCACACGTTCTCCATGAACGACGCCGCGAGGGACTTCACGGCCGGCACGAACGTGTCCATGATCCACGCGCCGACGCGCTGGATCACGGGGAGGAGGTTGACCTTGAACCACTCCACGAACTTGGAGATCGCGGGAATGCCGTTCTCGATGATCCACTGCCCGAGCTTCGTCAGCGCGGGCACGAGGTACGACCCGACCTGCTCCTTGACCTCGTCGAACTGGTTGCCGAGGATCGCCGCGGTGCCCGCGGCGGTCTTGCCTTCCTTCTCCGCGAAGCCGCCGACCTTCTCGTTGACGAGGCCCATGATCGCGGCCATGTCCTTGGCCTTGTCGCCCGTCGGCTTGTAGGCGATGCCCAGATCCTTGAGCGCCTTCGTGTTGCCGAGGAACGCCTTACCGAGCAGCTTCGACGCGGTCGGCAAGTCCTTGCCGGTGAACGCGGCGTAGTCCTGCACCAGCGGGAGCGTCTTCTTCAACTGCTCGCCGGTGAGCCCGAAGTTCGCCAGGACCGCAGCGCCGGACTTCGTCGCGTCGTCGTCGAACCGCGTCTTGAGCGCGAGCGACTGCGCGAGGGCGTCGATGTCCGCGCTGTACTCGCCGAGGTTGTTCTTCGCCAGCGACGCCTCGAACTTCGCCTGCGACGCCTGCGCCCCCATGAACGCCTCGACGGACTGCTTGCCGAAGTCCACCGCGACGAACGCACCCGCCGCAGCCGCCGCCGTGCCGATGCCCGCGAACGCCGTGCCGATGCCGCCGAGCTTCTTGCCCACCGTGCCGGCGGTCGAGCCGACACCCTTCATCGCCTTGGACGCGGACACGTCCTTGCCCAAGATTCGGAACAGAAGGTCGGTGGACTTAGCCACGGCTGCTCTCCCTTGCCGCCTTACGGCGCGCGTCGATGTTGGCGGTGAGGGCGAGGTAGTGGCGCAGGCGCAGGTCGTACACGTTCCACGGCGACAGGCTCGGGAACGTGTGCATCAGGTCCACGAGGTACGAGTCGATGTGCGCGTCGGGGTCGTCGAGCCCCGCTAGGAGAGCGTCGAGGCTTCCACCTCGAGCGGAGCGGCGACCGGAGCGGAAGCCGCTGCCTGCGTAGGGTCCGGCGTCTCGTCCTCCGGCTCGACGTCGTCGTCCTCGTCGGGCAGGAACTCGACGTGCGAGAACGGCACCGACGTGGACTCGTCGAACGTGAGCGACGACTGCCCCGACGTGCGACGCGCGAGCCAGACCATGATGAGGAACGCGCGCAGGTGCGGCTCGCTGTCGAACAGCAGGTCGGCGTCGACGCGCTCCGGGTGGGCCTTCGCCTCGTCCTCGGAAAGCACGACAACGCCCCCACCTTCAGCGGCGGGGGCGAGTCGTTCGATCTGCCCCACCGTGCGCGCCCACGTCTGCACACCCATGCCCGCCTGCTTCGCCATCGCGAGCAGGTCGCGCTGGGTGAGCTCGCCGATGTCGTCGGTGGCGTAGGACGTGCCGTCGATGATGAAACGCATGTTGGCTCCCGTGGTCGGAGAGTGGGGGTCTAGCGGAGACGCGAGCGACCGAGGCGGCTCGCGGCCTTGTCCATTGCGGCGAGCATCGCCCGCTCGATCACCTCGCGGTCCTCGAGGATCACCGCACCGAAGTACGGGCGACCGGCCTGCTCGACCCACCGCCACTGCCCGCGAGGGCGGGGCTTCGTGCCGCCGCCCTTCGCGGGCTCCGTGGTTGTGCCGAGGACGGGGTGCCGGAACTTCGGCTTGTTGAGCGCGCGAGTCATGGCCTTGCGACCCTCGGGCAACTTGCGCGACGACGAGCGGAACGTCGCCGACGCGCCGGACTTGCCCTTGTTCATGCGGAACGAGATGCCGCCCGCGACGAGCGCCGCCGTGTGCGTGCGGACCTCGTACTCCTCGCCGCTGCGCTGCTTGCGCTTCGTCTGTCGGATGTTCGCGGACCGCTTCGACTTGGTGTCTGTGACGGCGCGCTGCATCCGCGTCTTGAGCGGCTTCGCGGCGGCACGGATCTCACGGAGCAGCGCCAGGGCGAACGCCTTGTCGATGTCCTGCGTGTCACGCAGAAGTTGTGAGAACTCCGACGCGTCGATCCGCAGCCGCGAACCCGCAGCCACGGCTAGATGGTGGTCTCGGAAGTCCTCAGCACGACGTAGATCGGCTGCGCCGCAACCTGCCCGTCGAGGACCGAGAACGAGTGCTCGACGGTGACGAGGTCGCCGTTGTTGGCGACCGGCACAGCCGACTCAAGGCGGCAGATCGGCAGCACGACCTGAAGCGTGGCAGTGCCCGTGGACAGCGCCTCCGACGAGGTCAGGGTGACCACGATGGCGAGGTCGGAGTCGGCGACGAACGCGGTGCGGTACGTGGTCGCGCTGTACTCGGCGGTGAACGAGCCGGTGATCTCACGCAGGCCGACGGTCGGCTTGGCCTTGAGGCCCGACGCACCGAAGTTGAAGCGGTCCGTCGTGAGGTTGTTGTTGACGCTCAGCGAGAAGTCGCGCACGTCGGACGCGGCGGTGCCGCCCGTGGCGAGCGCGGTCGTGGGGGGGACGGTGACGGTGCCGCCGACGGTCACGGCGCCCTGTCCGAAGTGGTACAGGCTCGGCGTCGTCGGGTACGTGAGTGCGTCGAACGCACGCGCCGTGTCCATGCTGCGGGCGTCGAACTCGAAGGACATCTTTGCGATGTCGTCGTTGCCCTGGGTCAGCTCCCACGACGAGACCATGCACCCGGCGAACGTGTACGGGTCGATCGTGCCGTCGGCGCGGGGCACCGACTTCTGAACGGTCAGCGCAGGGGGGGTGTCGCCGAGGGTGTAGTTGTGCTGGTACGTCGAGCCCGAGACCAGCGTCGCAGTGCCGGTGCCGAGCGCGGCCTCAAGCAGCCGGACCATGCCCTTGGTCTGCGCGTCGATCTCGAGCGACCCGGCGGCCTGCGTGGTCGTGGTGACGCGGCGACCGGAGCGAGCGACGCGACCGTTGACGCGGAGCCCGGTGCCCTGCACCCGGTTCGGGGCGTAGTCGAAGCCCTCGGAGTTGAACTCGTAGGCGACGGTGCCCGCGACGGCGGTGCCGTAGGTGGACTCCTTGCCGACGTTGACCGAGCAGTCGTAAGGCGTTGCCATGTATCAGCCCTCCGGGGCGGTGTCGGCCTTGGCGGTCGCCTTGGCGGGGATGTAGTTGTCGGGGGCGAGGAGCAGCGCGGCAGCCTGGTCGGCGGTGGCGTCGAAGGACTCGCCGCGCTTGACGCCGTTCAGCCGCAGCAGGGGGATGTCGACGGCGTCGATGGGGCCGACGTAGGTGATGCGGGGCACGGTGTCTCCTAGATGCGGACGCGGGCGGTGACGGTGGCTGTGATCTCGGCAAGGCGACCGAGCGCCATGTCGTCGGGATCCTCGGTCTCGGCGAGCTCGTGCGACGTGACCCGCGCGTCGCGGACGGCGCCGCCGAGCGTGATCTGCGTCGAGGCTGTGACGCCCGTGTCTTGCAGGTAGTCCTCGAGCGACGCGAGCAGCGCATACGCCGCCTCGGTCACGGTCTGCTGGTCAGCGCCACTGCGCCAGCAGGAGATGACGACGTCGCACGTCAGCGTCTCCTCGCGGCGGCGCTGCGGCGACAACGGCCCGACCTCCTGCTCGGAGGTCACGTTCATCAGCGCGATCATGTCGTTCGCGCTGGCGTTGCCGGGGTGGCCGTAGGTGACAAGCGCAGGCACCGGGTAGAGCGTCTGACAGGCGGTGAATAGCGCGGCCTTGAACGCCGGCGCGGCGCTGCTCATGCGATCCCCGGCATGACGATCGAGTCGAGCGGGCGCATCAGCCACGACGGCAGTGCGTCGGTGCCGTAGTCGGCCATGTCAGCGGACTGCCCGAAGCCGGGGCGTGGACCCTGCTGGGTGCGCTGCCACAGCCAACGTGCGATGTCGAGCACGGCGCGCTGCGCGACCAGTGGCGGTGAGGTGTACCCGGCGACGTAGGTCACGACGACCGTCTGCACGCCGTAGTACCAGTCCTGCCCCGACGTCGAGTCGCCCCGGTAGAGCAGGCCCGCCGACGAGTTCGCGGTGTAGTCCGCAGCGGTCAGGGTGGTCCCGTCCTCGACGACCGATGTCACGGAGATCACCGGGGGCTCGCGCAGGACGAGCGCACGCCCGCCGCCGTCGTGAGTCTCGACGACCGTCTTGCGCCGAAGCGCCCGGTTCGTGTACCGCTCGGCCAGCTCCGTCGCCGTGGCGAGGGTGTAGCGCAGCGACTCGTCGTTCGAAGTGTCCGAGGCGCTGATCGTCAGGTGCCGCTTGAGGTCGGACAGCGACACGATCGGGAGCAGCGCCGGGTCGAGGACGTCGTACACGTCGGTGACGGCGTTGGCGCTGGGGGCGGTGACGGTCCACCGCACCCCGTAGCGCCCCGCCGCCGTCGTGACCGGGGTCGCCTGGTACAGCCCCGTCGACGGGTTCGTGACGGCGGGGGTCGACGTGGTGCCGTCGGGTGCCGTGACGGTGACGACGACCGTGCCGCCGGACGCGAGGGCTCCGGTGGAGTCCTTGACGGTGATCTCGAGTGCGGGAGTCGCGTCGCCTACGTCGTACATGCGGTGACTCCTAGGTGATGGTCGGTGCGGCGGGGACGGTCGGTGTGACCGTCGGCCCCGTTGCGTTTGTTGCGGTTGCGGTCGCGCCTGCCGCCGCGCTCGGGGTGAGCGAGGGCGGTGCGCCGGCGGTGGCGAGCACCGACGGAGCTGCTGGTGCCGTGATCGAGAGCGTCCCGCCCGCGGGTGGCACGCCGATGTCGACCGTGGCGTCGAGTGCGGCGAACGATGCGAGTGCCGCATCTACCGCGGTCGTGAGCGCCGACATGGCGTCGACGCTGGCGAACGTGGCAGCCGCAGCCTGTGCAACCGCAGCAGTGGCCGCAGCCGGGGCCAGGGCCGACGCTGACGCGGTCGCACACTCAGCGTTGACCGAGAGGGCCACCGCAGGATCGGCAGCCGTAGCGGTCGCTGTAGCGGCTTCCGCGCTGGCGTTCGTCGAGGTCGCCGTCGAGACGGTGGCGTCGTTCGCCGTTGCGGTTGCCGTGGCCGCTTCCGCGTTGACCGTGATCGTCGCAGCCGGGTCGCTGGCCGAGGCCGTCGCAGCGGATGCCTGCGATGCGACGCCGACAGATGCGGCGGGGTCATTCGCCGTGGCGGTGAGCGCCACACCCTCGGCGTTGACGCCGAGGGCAACCGTGGCGTCGAGTGCCGACGCGGTAGCGGCGGCAGCCTCGGCGGGTGCGTCCGTTCCGGACGACGTCGTGACCGTCGCGTCGTGGGCTGTCGCCGTGAGGGCGACGCCTTCCGCGTTGACGGTGATCGCGACAGTCGCGTCGAGCGCTGACGCCGTTGCTGTGGACGCCTGCGCCGACGTGCCAACCGAGGGGGTCGGTGCGTTCGCCGTAGCCGTGAGCGCGACCGCTTCGGCGTTGACGCCGATGGCGGCAGCACCGTCGTGCGCGGTGGCCGTTGCCGGGGCGCTCTCGGCGGGTGCGTCCGTCGGCGCGGGCGCAGCGGCCCGCACCTCGTAGGTGATCGAGGCGATGATGCCCGTGGCGGAGTACACCGCCGAGTACGTGCCGGTCGGAGACGAGTACGACGTCGCCACGTAGGACGCGGCGCGCATGTTCGCCGACCCACCGGTGGTGGTGTCGATCTCGAGCGCGTCGATCAGGCCGGCGGGCGGGGTGGTCACCGTCGCGGCGGTGGCTGGCACCGTGGTGCGGTGCTGGAAGTGCGCGACGATGAACGAGCCCGTCGAGTCGACGGGGGTGATCGTCGGGGCCACAACCGTGGCCGAGTTCGTACCGGCGGAGGGTGTCGTTGCCGGGGTCTGATCGACCGAGCCGACACCGGCGGAACCCGAGTAGATGCGGAACTTCCACATCATGCGCTGGGTGCCGCTGTACGTCATCGACACCGTCGAGCCGGAGTCGCCGGAGACGGCCTGCTTGACGTAGAGCGCGATGGTCGTGCCGTTGGTGTTGCGGGTGAAAGCTGCCTGCGTGTACCCGACCGACGTCGGGTCGGTGGTCGGGTCGGCTGCACCAGCGGTCGCGGCGAACTCGAGGAAGATCCAGTCGTCCGTGCCGACGGTCCACGTCGGCAGGGTGATGCTCTCAGTCGTCACCGAGGTGGACGACGTGAAGGATCCGGTATGGATCAGGGTGAGGCCGCCGCTGGTGGGGGTCTCGGTGAACTGCCGGTTGAACCAGCCCTCGACGGTTGCGAGGGGGCCGAACCATCCCTTAGCGGCGAGGACGCGCTCGAAGACTTGACGGAGCGCCACGGCCGCGCCCCCTTACCAGGTGTAGACGATGCAGTACCCGGCGCCGCCTGCGCCACCAGCGCCACCGACGCCGGGGTTCATCCCGACACCGCCGCCACCGCCGCCGCCGCCGCCGACACCGCCGTTGCCGCCAGCAGCGCCTGCGGTCGAGGCCGTGACGGTCGTGCCGCCACCGCCGCCACCCGCGCCGCCACGACCGGAGTTCGCGGCAGAGCCAGCCGAGCCAGCGGTCGGTGCCGCACCGTCGGTGCCAGCAGCGCCGCCACCGCCTGCGCCGTAGGAACCGGACCGGCCACCGGCACCGCCCGCGATGTTCGCGGGGGTCGCGTTGTGGGAACCGCCAGCGCCGCCACCGCCGCCACCACGGTTCGAGGAACCGCCGAGCGAGGATGCGACGGGCGGGTTGGCGGAGCCTGCGCCGCCACCGCCGCCGAAGTCACCGTTGTGCGTCGTCGCCACAGCCACGGAGCCGGTGATGCCCTGCCCTGCGACACCCGGACCAGCCGAGGTGGGGAGGCCACCCGCGCCACCGGACGTGGTGCCGACTGCGCCAGCGCCGGAAGCGCCACCGCCGCCGCCGCCGCCAGTCACGACAGCGGAGTTTGCGCCCTGGCGACCACCGCCGCCGCCGTAGGCGGTCAGCCACGTGCCGAACGTCGAGTTGCCGCCAGCGCCGCCGTCGGTGCCGGAACCACCAGCCGCTGCGCCGTTGCCACCCGTACCGCCCGTGCCGCACGTGACGGTCTCGGTCGCGGCGAGGTCGGACGCCTGGAAGACGCCGCGAGCCCAAGCGCCACCACCGCCGCCGCCGCCGCCCTTAGCGACGACCGCAGTAGCGAGCGAGGCACCGCCACCGCCGCCGCCGCCCGCGCCGATGAGCTCGACGATGACGACCTTGGGGGTGAAGCCGGTCGGCTTGGTCCACGTACCGCCCGTGCCGTTGAACACCTGAACGTCAGGGGGGCCAGCGAACGCGCCAGAGGTCGGGGTTCCGCCCGTCGTGTAGCGGTTCCACTCGCCCTCAGAGTTCAGGACGACGGACTCACCAGCGGCCAGGTCGCCCTTCCACATGTTCACCGACGTCGTGCCATCGGTGTGCAGCACGGTCACGTTGTTCGTCGTCGACGCGTGGTCGTTGCGGATCGACAGGAACGCGACCGTGCGCTGCGTCGAAGCTGCGGGCGAACCGACGACAGTGGTCGTCGTCGCCGTCGTGATGAGCGTGTTGGTACGACCGGGCGTGATCGTGCCCGAGGCGTTGTCGACCCACGACGCCTGAACGTCGATGTCAGTGGTCGTCGTGGTGACGACGCGGACCAGTTCGGATGTGCCCGTCAGGAGCAGCATGGAGGAAACTCCTTGGACGAGGGGGAGATCAGAGGGTGATGCGGAAGATGCCGTTGGCGTTCCACACGATCGTGAACGTGCCAGCGGTGACGGACTGAGCGCCGCCGAAGTAGTTGTAACAGATGCCCTGATCGGCCACCGGGGTCGCGATCGTGTCGTCGTACACGAGGCAGCCGTACGCGTTCGTCAGCGTCACAGCGCCACCGCCCGCGAGGTCCGTCGCGTCGAAGAACACAGTGTCAGCCGTGCCGCTGTCGATCGTCGCACCCGCGATAGCGCGACCGCCCGCGACCCAGTTGGTCGCGTCGATGACCTCCTGCGCCGTCGCCCACTGGCCCACGTTGTACGCCGAGTTCACGGCGGTCACGTCGTTGTCCGGCGTGATCGTGTTGTTGTACAGCGCGACCTTGATGGAGGCGTCGGTGTTCAGGTCCATCGCCGTCGTGTTGCCGAGGATGTCGGCCACGTAGGCGCGGAAGATCTTGCTGTTCGACCAGGCCATGACGGCACTCCTAGTTCATGCGGACGGATGCGCCGGCGGTTGGCGCGAACACGACAAGGTCGTTGCCCTCGTCGCGGACGGTCTCGACGGCCATCACGGGGCGGCCGTTCGGGTCGAGCTGCACGATCTCCGAGCCGATGTAGTCCTCGCGCTCGTGCGCGACGACCTTGGCTGCGGTGCCCACCTCGAGCAGTGGGGCGGTGAGCCCGCGCAGACCGGGGCACGTGTGCATCTGCTGATGCACGTCCGCGCGGCGGGTCACGTCGACCGTCGTGCAGTTCGGGCAGTACCAGCGCCGCTCGACCGCGAGGATCGGGATGCTCACGCCTTGCGACCGCGGGGCTTCGGGGCGGCTGCCGTCTCCGGCGCTGGTGCAGTGGCCTTCTCGGGTGCGGCCTTCACGACCGCGACACGCTCGGCGATGCCGATGCGCTCGAGGTCGTCGGCCTCGAGCTCGGGGACGGACAAGGTCTCGCCGACAGCGGGCCACAGAACGTTGTCGCGCGTGCCCGTCGGCTGGCGCAGGATGCGAACGAGAGTCATGCGGCGTTCTCCTTGTGCGTGGTCAGGTAGTCGATGGCTGCGAGCAGCAGCGCCGGGTCGTCGCGGAAGTGGCCGAGGCCCTTGTTGCACGGGGGGCAAAGAAGTGCGCGGATCACGCCCGTTGCGTGGTCGTGGTCTACGTGGTGACCACCGGTGATGTCATCCGCGCAGATCGCGCACCGTTGCCCCTGCGCTTCTCTCATCTGATCCAACGCCTCGCCCGTCAGCCCATAGAGGCGCATCCGGTTTCGGTCGCGCTCCTTAGCGGCGACAGCCGGCCCGTAGACCCCGTCGCGGCGGGCTCGCGAGTAGTGCGTCGTGCACAGCCCCTTAGACGTACCGACTCGTTTGCATCCAGCCTCAAGGCACGTCGGGGCATCGAACGCCCCGGCGCTACGTGAGGCCGAGTAGTGAGGCTGGCAGAGCCCACGCGCATGGGCCGGAGCGCTACACCCAATCTCACTGCACGGCGGCGCGGCGCTGGCGCGATAGAGCACCTTGCACTCTGCGTTACAGAAGCGACGATTCGCGTGCGCGGCGGATGGAATGGGGGTGTCGCAGTATCGGCAGTTCATGGTGAGCCTCCGCAATAGGCAGGTGGTGAACACCGAAGGGCGCCAGCGATTGCGGCGCTGGCGCCCTTCGGCGCGTCTAGCAGACGGGCGCGGTTTCGGCCCGAATGGGACCGGTCAGCTTGCAGCCCCGACCACGTGCTTGACGGCCCCGGTCTGGTCTCCGAGGATTCCGTCGGCACGCATCACGGCGCGGAAGGTGACAAGGTCATTCTGAAAAGCGAACTCATCGCTGCGCTCGAACCGAATGCCACCGGCGAGACGGCTGAAGTACGCCGACATGTCGCCGAAGACAACGCTCTTGGCGTTGAGCGCGGTCGCCGCGATGTTCGGCTCGATGACCACGCGCTTGCCGAGGATCGTGTCGGGCGCGGTGCCGAAGCCCGGCGTCCAGAGGTAGTTGCCGATGCCGGCGCCGCCCGAGCTGTCCTTGATCTTGCGGATGCTCGCGGCGGTGCTGTCACGGAACGCCCAGACGCAGTTCGGGCTGTTGCGGTACGGGCTGATGACCGAGTAAAAGAGGACAACCAGGTTGTCACCCGTGGGAACGCCGACCACAGCGGTCGGGGTGGTGACGCCGAGGGTCGACGTCTGGGTCACGCCGGACGGCTGCGAGGAGCCGGTGCCGGTCGCGAGGTGGGCGCCGAACGCGTTGCCGAGGGCGCGGCCCGCGGCACGGGCGAAGTACCCGTTCAGGTCCACGCCGGTGTCCTCGAGGAGCTCCTTGGCGACCTGGAAGCTGTACGCGTACTTGTACGCGCCGAGGGTGCGCTTGCCGAACGCGGCGTCGGACTCGGTCAGAGTGCCGGCCTCCGCGATCAGTGCGGCGGTGGCGTGGGTGGTGGTGATCGGAACCTCGAGGTTCTCGCCGCCCGCGGTGCGGAAGATCGTGGTCTCGGGCAGGAGCGCCGCAACCTCGATCATGTGCTCGTACAGCATCCCGGCGAACGACGTCGGGACGGTGTTGCCACCAGCGGTGGCGGAGCCCTTGGTCAGGTCACGAGCCTCGACGTGGAGGGAGCGCGACTCGCCCTTGAGGAACTTGCGGAGCTCGTCGGTCTCGGTCTCCACGGTGGAGCGGACCTGCGGGTTGCGCTCGATCGCCTCGAAGGTGGCGGCGGTGTCGGCAGCGCGCTTCTCGGCGTCGACGAGCGAGCGGATGCGCTCGTCGGCGGAGTCGAGGTCGGCGTTGGCCTTCTGCCAGTTGGCCTCCTCCTCGGCGGTGAGCTCGCGGCCCTCAGCCTCGGCACCCTCGAGCAGCGCCTTTGCGTGCTCCCAGGTGTTCATGCGCTTCTCAGAGAGGCGCTTGATCAGGTCGTCAGACACGGTTAGGTGTCCTTTCTGCTGCGCTTGGGCAGCGGAAAGCCCCGTCAGTCTCATACGAGGACGGGGCTAGGAATGGGGGTGCGAGAGTGCGGTGCGCGCTGCTCTCAGGAGGGGCGACGCAGGGTCAGCTGCATCAGTCGCTGACGGACGACGAGGAGGCCGTGGTTGTCGACCTGCGGCGCTTCCTCGATCGGCTCGTCAGCGGTCCGCTCCTCGTCAGCGACGGGGGCGGCAGTCATCAGGTCCGCGAGGCGGTTGGCCTCGGCGGCGGTGCGGACCTCGTCGAACGACAGGCCGCGCGCCTCAGCGAGTGAGCGCAGGCCCGACGACGTGTCGAGGTAGGCGGGGGTGTTGACCGGGGCGACGTCGACCAGGCGGACGGCGTCGAGCGAACGGAGCGGGAACCCCTGCTCGGTCTGCGACCACGAGTCGGTGATCGTGTAGAACGCGAACGACGACTGGTACACGTCGCCGCGCTCGGCGAGCACCGCGAGGTCGCGACCGACCTGCGTGTCCGGCAGGTCCACCTCGTAGGCGAGGCCGGTGTCGTCGGACGCGAGGCGCACGGTGCCGGACGCGGTACGCCCGAGCAGCATGTTGTCGTCGTGGTTGTAGCGGGCCAGCACGTCGAGCCCGTCCGCAAGGGACTTGTCGACGGCGCCACGGGCGACGGTCTCGACGAAGCCGCCGAGGTTCTGCGACAGGGTGTCGTATTTGAGGGCGTAGCCGCGCATCGTGCCCGGACTGCCCGGCTTGCGGGCGGCGCGGAACTCGATCGGCGACTTCACGTAACGGCGCTCGACGTTCACGGGGTTGTACCTCCGGTCGCGCTGGGCGCGGTCGTGGGGGTTGCGGCCTTGCGGTACGTGTCGACCCACTCGGCCTTCTGATCCGTGGTCAGCGGCGGACGGTCCTCGATGTCGCGGGCTTCGTCGTTGGTCTCGAGCCCGACGCGGGTGGCGATCTCGTGCGCCTGCATGCGGGTCAGCAGGTCGGCGCGGACGATCGCGTCGATGTTGAACTTCGCGTATTGCGGTCGAGGCATCAGCGCCGACAGCGCCTCCTCGAACCGCACGAACCACGGGCGCAGCCCGAACGTGACGAGGTCGAGGCTGTCCTGCTCGCGGTTGCCGTAGGTCATCGAGCCGCCGGTCTCGCCGCCGACACGCTCCGGCGGGACGCCGTACACGTTCGCGATCTGCGTCGCCGTCAGCTTTAGCGTCTCGATGCACCGCGCCTCGTCCGCCGGCACCGACAGCGTCGAGTAGTCCCAGTCGGATCCGGTGACGAACAGCTCGCGGCCGCGGGTCGCGGCCTTGAACCGGTCGCGGGCAGCCTGCGCCACCTCGGGGCCGATCGTCTGCTGCGAGTTCTTGAGGATGCCGCCGGGCACCGCGCCGTTCTTGAACCAGTCGTTGCCGAACTCCTGCGCGCGAAGGCCCGTCTCGATGACGGTCTTGAACGCAGTCAGCGGCGACGCACCGACGCACGAACCGGCGACGACGTAGCCGGGGATGTGGACGACTGACAGCCTCTCGAGGGGGCGCCCGTTGTAGTGGTACGCAGGCATCGGGCCGGTCTCGTCGACCTGCACGTTGTCGGGGTTCAGCCACTCGATCGCGGTAGGCCAGCCCTGCGCGTCGGTCGACGTGATCACGCCGTAGGCGTTGCCGCGCAGGAGGACCGACGTGATCGCCTGGTACTTCCACGTGAAGGCGGACACCGTGCCAGACGGGGCGGTGATGAGCGACGGCTGCCGGTCCATGCGGGCCCGCGTGCCGTCCGGCGACGTCTTGTAGGCGCGCAGTGGAGCAGCGGCGAACTGGTCCGCGATCAGCCGGGTCGCGGCGTACACGGGCGCGAGGCGCAGGGCGGCGTCGATGCTCGACGCGGAGATCGACGCGACGGAGTCGCCACGCGACCACAGGTCGGAGTACGAGATCGCGCGGGCTTCCTGCCCACGACGGAACACGAGGCTCATGCGCTACCGCCGCGGGTCAGGGACCACGACAGCCCGAAGCACGCGCCACCCGCGAGGGCCAGCGCGCCGGCGAGCCCCAGCGCGACGTAGCCCGCACCGATGAGCAGCACGGCCCCGCCGATCTCGAGGAGCGTGGTGACGTAGCGCACGAGGGCTCCTGTCAGTGGAAGGTCTGCATCAGGTCCGCGTCGTTCAGCGGCGTGCGCTCACGAGAGGCAGCGGACAGCGCGAGCACGACGGACAGGAGCGGGGAGATGTCGGTGGACGACTTGCGCTCGAAGCGCCACAGGTCGCCGGTGGTGCGCCGTGTCGCCGCGCGCACGGCGACGTTCAGCGCGGGGTCGTCACGGTGGCGGAAGTCGCCCTGACGGACGATGTCGTAGAACCAGCCGCACGCCGCAGCCACGTCACGGACGGACACCTTCGTGACCGCCACGCCGCGCGCCTCGAGCAGTGGGACGAACGAACCAGCAGCCGACGACGGGTCGATGACCACAGCCGCCGGGGACCACTTGCGGTTCAGCTCCGCGAGGCGGTCGACGATCCACTCCGTGCCACGGCGGTAGTCGACGACCGCGCCATGCCACAGCCCGTCAACGCGCTTGCCGCCGACGGAGATGCACGCCCACTCGCGGTCATCGGCGACCTCGAGCGCGAAGCACACCGGGTCGACCGCAGCCGACGACAGGTCAGCCGAAGCCGACCACGCCAGCGGGTCGATGCCACCCGACGCGACGTCGGGCGAGTCAGGGATCGACAGGCGCTCCCGGCGGAACTCGGCCTCGGGCATCGCCTCGACCTCCGACTCGATGAACTCCTCGGTCAGCCGGTAGCCGAGCGCCGGGCACGCCATCGCCCACGCGTCGCGGTCGTGAATGTCGGCGTCATCAGGGGCGGACCACTCGAGGTACGCGAGCCGTCCGTGGTCGCCCTCGGCCAGTGCGCGCTTGCGGAGCGCGTGCAACTGGTCCGACGTCGACAGCGCAGCCGACGACGCGTACCACACCTGCGGGTTCGGACGCGTCGACAGCGTCGGCAGCAGCGCGGCCATAGCCTCGCCGCCGAGCTTGAACGCCTCGTCGAAGAACAGGTCATCAGCGGACCAGCCGCGTCCCGACCCACCGGAGCGGGCGAAGAACCGCAGCCGCTGCCCCTGCCGGAAGTCGTACCCGAACTCGCTCGGGTTCTTCACCGTGCGCAGCACCCGCGACGACAGTTCCGGCGTCGAGTCGATCAGGGCACCAATGCGGCGGAACGCCTCGCGGGAAGTCTTGAACTCGTGGCTCGAGTAGATGAACAACTCCGACTCGAACAGCACCAGTTTCGCCAGGGCCAGCGCCTCGAAGATCGCGCCCTTGCCCTGCTGCCGCGACACGATGCACGCGACCTCGAACGCCGACCACCTGCCGTCAGGCCGCTCGCCCAACCCCGTCTCAAGCGCGAACGCCTGCCACGGGTCGAGGATCAAGCCAGCCTGACGGGCGAGCTCGACCGCCTCGGCGCCGCTACTGCTGACGCTTGGGGGCGCGACGAGGATCCGCGGTCGCTGACTTCCGACGCGCAGCGCGCTTCGCGGCGAGGGCATCGACGGAGTCACCACGCTTCCCGGCTCGGAGCACCGCCTCACGGAGTGCGTCGTTCGCCGCGCGGAACTCCTTCGACAGCGACGGGACGTCGGTCGGCTTCGCGCCGGCGCGGTCGATCAGTTCGGCGAGGTACCGGACCAGCACCGCCTCGGGGGAGGACTGCATCGCCGGGGTGAGTGCCTGGTGTTCGATTGCGACGCTCGCTGCGAGGGTGGTGGCGTCGTCACTCACAGTCATCCTCGCAGGTCAGAGGCTCAAAAAAAGTGCGTTTGGGCGCG